AAGACCAAACTCTAGATTCAGGCGTATTAGCAGGACCAGTAACTATTACTGGAACACAAACAGTAACAGGAACATTGGTAATTATTTAATGAGTAAAATAGAAGTTAATCAAATATCATCACAATGTGGATCAACATTAACGATTGGTCAATCAGGTGATACGGTAACTTTAGCATGTGGAGCAACTCAAACAGGTTTTGGAAGAACTGGAACTGTTGATTGGGATACTACAGCAAAGACTGCAAGTTTTACTGCAGTGAGTGGGAATGGTTATTTTGTAAATACAACAAGTGGAGCTATTACAGTTACGCTTCCAGCGAGTCCAAGTGCAGGTGATATTGTCTATGTAAAAGATTATACAGGAACTTTTGGGAACAATGCATGTACAGTTGCAAGAAATGGTTCAAATATTAGAGGTGGTACAAATAATTTTATATTAGAAATAAATAATGCAGGAGCTGTGTTTATTTATGTAGATGGCACTGAAGGTTGGCAAGTTTTTGTTGATGGTTCTGATAGTGATGTCAAAGCTACTTATATGGTAGCTATAGGTGGTACCATTACAACATGTGGAGATTATAAAATTCACACTTTTACAGGTCCAGGGACTTTTACAGTTACTTGTGAAGCATCAAACTCAACATACAATAACGTAGATTATACAATTGTAGCAGGTGGTGGAGGAGGTGGAGCAGGAATTTCTGGTTATCCAGGTGGTGGAGGTGCTGCTGGAGGTTTTAGAGAATCTAAATGTGCAACGACTTCTGGTTGTTGGACTGCATCCCCTTTAGCAAGTTCAACTTCTTTACCAGTTGTAGCTCAAGGTTATCCAATTACAGTTGGAGGTGGAGGATCAGGAGTACCTGGTACAGGAAATGGAAACAATGGAGCTAATTCAGTTTTTTCAAGTATCACAGCTACGGGAGGTGGAGCAGGTGGCGGAGGAAGTTGTAATGGAAACCCTGGTGGTTCAGGAGGTGGTGCTGGTGGACCTGCTAGTGCAGGAACAGGTAACACCCCACCAGTTAGTCCGCCTCAAGGAAATAATGGAGGAACTGCAGGTGCAGGAAGTAGTTCTACAGGTGGAGGCGGAGGTGGGGCTTCTGCAGTAGGAGGAAATGGTAATACTTGTGGAATAGCAGGAGATGGAGGAAATGGAGTTTCTAATTCTATAACAGGATCATCTGTTGCAAGAGCAGGTGGTGGAGGAGGATCATATGAAAATCCTATCTCACCCTCTACAACAGTAGGATCAGGTGGAACAGGTGGGGGAGGTCAAGGTGGCCACGTATTAGGTTGTGGTACAGTAGATGTAACTGCTGCCGCAGGAACTGCTAATACTGGTGGCGGTGGCGGTGGATCTGGTGGAGGTACTCCAGCGTTGCCATTTATGGGAGGTACGGCAGCTTCAGGTGGTAGCGGAATAGTAATAATAAGGTACAGGTATCAATAATTATGGCAAGTACAATTAAAGTAAACAATATTCAAAATCAATGCGGTGCTAACATCGCTAACAAATGTGGAACAACTATTACACTTGGTGCAAGTGGCGATACCATTACTCTTGCATGCGGTGCAAGTCAAACAGGATTCGGTAGAACAGGAACAGTAGACTGGGATACCACAGCTAAAACAGCATCATTCACAGCAGTGAGTGGAACAGGATATTTTGTAAATACTACAAGTGGAGCAATTACTATAACTCTCCCTGCCTCACCAAGTGCTGGAGATATTGTTTCTATAAAAGATTATGCAAATACATTTGATACAAATAATTTAACGATAGATAGAAATGGATCTAACATTAGTGGAGAGGCTTTAAATGCAGTGATATCTGTTGAAGGTCAAGCACTTACTTTAGTGTATGGTGATGCAACTAAAGGATGGCAAGCAGTGTATGCAGCAACAGAAGCAGATTTACCAAAACCTAGTTTTATAATAGCCACTGGCGGAACAATTACAACAGTTGGTAATGACAAAATTCATACTTTTACAGGACCAGGCACTTTTACAATTTCACAAATATCTTGTACTGCAGCAAATAATCAACTTTCTTATTTAGTTGTAGCTGGTGGCGGTGGCTCCGGTGGTGGAGGAGGAGGTGCTGGTGGATTTAGAGAAAATAAAAGTCCGGTAACACCTTACACTGCTAGTCCATTAGAAGGATCTCCAGATATTGCTGCTACAGTAACATCTTTTCCAATAACAGTGGGAGCTGGTGGTGCAGCTACAAATGTAAGTCCATATCCAAATCCAGGTAACAATGGTAATAATTCAGTATTTTCAACAATAACATCAGCAGGAGGTGGAGGTTCAGGTGGCTATGAAACTCCTGGAAATTCTGGTGGATCAGGTGGTGGTGGAACAACCGGTGGATGTAGACCTGGTGGGAATGGAAATACACCTCCTGTCAGTCCTCCACAAGGTAATCCTGGTGGAGATGGAAGTGGTGGTGGTGCAGATGCTGGTGGAGGAGGTGCAGGTGGCTCTGGTGGAGCTGGAGGAAGTCCTACTGCTCCTCATCCTGGAGGAACAGGTGGCGCTCACGTCAACACATCTATTACAAATGTAGACACAGAATACTCTGGAGGTGGTGGAGGTAGTTCAAGTAATGCTGGTCAAGGAGGAACCGGTGGTGGTGGAGGTGGTCAACCTGGATCATCACCTACTCAACCTGGAGCAGATGGAACTGCAAATACCGGTGGTGGAGCAGGTGGTGATAGAGCAACTCCAAGCACTGGTCAAGCAGGAGGTTCAGGTATAGTAGTAATAAGGTATAAATTTCAATAGGTAAATTATGAGTGAAGTAAAAGTAAATAAAATTAGTCCAAGAACAAATTGTGGTACAACACAATTAGGGGATGCTGGAGATACAATCACTGTTACAGGTGATCTAAAATCGAATTCATTAAAATCAGCATCAGGTTCTACAATTACATTAGGACAATCAGGTGACACAATCCAATTAGGTTGTGGTGCATCACAAACAGGTTTTGGTCGTACAGGTACAGTGGATTGGGATACGACTGCAAAGACAGCTTCATTCACAGCAGTTTCAGGAAATGGTTATTTTGTAAATACAACTTCTGGAACAATAACGGTTACACTTCCAGCAACACCTTCAGCTGGTGACATCGTAGCTATAGCAGATTATGCAGGAACAGCTTTGACAAATGCTATTACAATAGCAAGAAATGGATCAAATATAAATGGTGGTACAGATGATTTAACGATAACAAAAAACAATTCTGGAATTACTTTAGTTTATGTAGATGCAACACAAGGTTGGAAAGGAACTGAAACTTCAAACTTAAATGATATTGCCACACAACCAGAATATATTGTAGCAACAGGAGGAACAATTACAACTTCTGGAAATTACAAAATTCATACATTTACAGGACCTGGTACTTTTTGTGTATCAAGTTTAGGTAATCCTTTAGGTTCGAGTACAGTAGATTATTTAGTAGTTGCTGCTGGAGGAGCAGGTGGAGTTGGTGGTGGTGGCCGACAAGGTGCAGGCGGTGGAGCAGGTGGTTATAGAGAATCATCAGGTGCTGCTTCTGGTTGTTATACAACAAGTCCTTTAGGTAATTGTGTTAGTGCTTTACCTGTGACAGTTCAAGGTTATCCAATTACAGTTGGAGCTGGAGGAGCAAGTGTTACTGGAGCAACCACTGGAAATAACGGAAATAATGCAGTTTTTTCATCAATTACATCAGCAGGTGGCGGTGGAGGAGGTGGAGGTAGTCCACGTGCAGGAAATGGGGGTGGTTCAGGTGGTGGAGCTGCAAGAGATTCATCAGCAGGAGAACAAGGTTCAGGTAATTTACCTCCTGTTAGTCCACCTCAAGGAAATCCTGGTTCAACAATTCCAGCTCCATTAAGTGGTGGTACACATGGTGCTGGCGGAGGAGGTGGTGCAACAGGTGCTGGGGGTACAGTTGATGAAGATGCTCCAGGAAGTGGTAGTGCTGGTGCAGGAAAAGGTGGAGTAGGTGCAAATAGTTCAATTACAGGCTCTCCTGTGGTACGTGCTGGTGGTGGCGGTGGTACAGGTTGGTACGCAGCTGGAGGAGCAGGAGGAGGATATCCCGTTAATCCAACTGGTCCAAATGGTGTTCAGGCTCCAGCGGCTTATGCATCAGCTGGTGGTGGAGGAGGAACTCCTGATGGAGGTTGTGGTAGTGGTGCTTGCGGTGCAGCTAATACAGGTTCTGGCGGTGGTGGAGCTTACGCATGCTCTAGTGGACCTATTAGTGGTGGTGGCGGTTCAGGTATAGTTGTTATTAGATATAAATATCAATAATATTTATGTGTTTACTAAAATTTAAAATTAATATATAAGGAGAAACATTATGGCACATTTTGCAAAACTAGGAGCAAACGGAAAAGTTATTCAAGTATTAACACTTGATAATGACAATATGTTAAATGCTGATGGAGTAGAAGACGAAGCAGTAGGTCAACAATATTTAGAACAACACAATAATTGGCCTGCACAAATGTGGATTCAAACTTCATACAACACATCTGGCGGACAACATAAAAACGGTGGAACTCCATTTAGAGGAAACTATGCAGGTATAGGTTATACTTGGGATGAAGATGATCAAATCTTCTGGCCTAAAAAACCATATGCTTCATGGGTAAAACATATTGCAACTGCATCTTGGAAATCTCCAATCGGTGATGCACCTGCTTTAACTCAAGAACAACAAGATCAAAATACAGCTGGAACTCATTCATGGGGTTACAACTGGAATGAAGAAACTCAAGCCTGGGATTTGACAAATAGTCTAGCATAATATATATCTGGTGGTGGTATGCAAAAGAAAGTTTTAACAGAGCAAGCTTTATACTTCGGTGATGTTTCAATGCCTAAAGGTTTTGAAATAGATCGAGATAAATTATCAGGCGACATTTTACAATCTACATTTACAGATTCAGAGTTTCCATTTTCAAGAACTTGGGACATGTTGAATACGTATATGCGTGAGCATATAAATTTAGAATATGGTTTCCAACTTGTAAATAAAAGAACTTGGGGTGATATGTATAAACCCAATCAACAGACAGAGCCATTACTCAATAATGATCCAGTCGATTTACGAAACTCACCTGATTACACTTTACTCTATGGTGTTAAAACCAATAACTGTTTTGTGAGAATATTCTATGATGATAATAGAAGAAAAGGAAGAAGTTGGGATATAGAATTAAAAGATAATATGTTTATTATGTTTCCATCTACAAATATGTATTACATAAACAACAGACAGAAAGATAGTTTGAATTTTGTTCAAACAATAACTTATGAATATATCTAATTATTACTGGTATTTTACTTCAGCAATACCACCAAAACTATGTGATGACATAATTAAATATGGTTTATCACATTCTGAATCTTTAGCTAGAACAGGTGGTTATGGAGATAGAGAACTTACTAAAGATGAAATTAGAGATATGAAAAGAAAAAGAAATTCAGATTTAGTATGGCTCAATGATCCATGGATATATAAAGAACTCCACCCATACATTCATCAAGCAAATAGAGCTGCAGGTTGGAATTTTGAATGGGATAGATCAGAGTCTTGTCAATTTACAAAATATAAATTAAACCAATTTTATGACTGGCATTGTGATGGTTGGGATAAACCATATGAAAAACAAGGACCAGAACATGGTAAAATAAGAAAGCTTTCGATGACTTGTCAATTAACCGATGGGTCCGAATATGAAGGGGGTGAATTAGAGTTTGATTTTAGAAACTATGATCCCCATATGAGAGAAGAAGCTAAACATTTAAGGCAAGCAAAAGAAATACTTCCGAAAGGATCTATTATTGTGTTTCCTTCATTTGTATGGCATAGAGTTAAACCTGTAACGAAAGGAGTGCGATATT